GCACGCCGACGCCATGGACAATTTCCCCTCCGTCAGCATCCTGCCCCGGGAGGAAAACGACGTGGAGCAGGCCAGAATGCTCTCGGCCATCGTGCCGGCGGTGCTGGACGGCTGCGACTTTGAAAGCGTCTACTCGGCGGTGATGGACGATAAGCTCATCTCCGGCACCGGGGTCTACGGCGTGTTCTGGGATGGCGGGAAGCTGGGCGGCATGGGGGATATTGAGATATGCCCCGTGGACGTTATAAACCTCTTCTGGGAAAGCGGCATCACCGACATCCAGCAGAGCCGCCAGCTCTTCCACGTAAGCCTTATGGACAATGACCTTCTGGAAAGCGATTTCCCGGTGCTGGCAGGGAAGCTATCCGGCCCTGTGCTGGAGATTGCCCGCTATATCTATGACGACAGCGTGGACACAAACGGCAAGAGCCTTGTGGTGGACTGGTACTACAAGAAAAAGCAGGGCGGGCGCACAGTGCTCCACTACTGCAAGTTTGTGGCGGGGCAGAACGAGCCTCTCTTTGCCTCCGAGAATGAGCAGGAGCCGGAGCTTGACCCCTTCGGCACGGTCCTGCGCCCCGCCATGAGCGAGACGGGCTGGTACGAGCACGGCCTCTACCCCTTCGTCTTTGACCCTCTTTTCCGCACCAAGGGCAGCCCCTGCGGCTTTGGCTACATCGACGTGGGCAAGAAGACCCAGGAGTATATCGACCGGGGCGACCAGGCCATCATGCAAAACCTGCTCTTCAACTGCAAGCCCCGCCATTTCATAAGAAACGACGGCAGCGTAAACGAAGAGGAGTACGCCGACCTTAGCCGGGACTTTGTCCATGTGGACGGGGCTTTGGGTCAGGACAGCATCCTGCCGGTGCGCTCAGGCAGTCTGGACGGCATCTATGTGACCGTCATCAACAACAAGATAGACGAGCTGAAAGAGACCACCGGCAACCGGGACGTGTCCTCCGGCGGCACCACCGGAGGCGCCACCGCCGCCGCTGCCATCGCCGCCATGCAGGAGGCGGGCAGCAAGCTCTCCCGCGACGGCTGCAAGGCCGCCTACAGGGCCTATAAGCGGATGATCCTCATGGTCATCGAGCTTATCCGCCAGTTTTACAGCACACCCCGCTGCTTCCGCATAGCAGGAAGCCAGGCGGGCCATGAGTTCGTCCGCTACTCCAACGCCGGCATCATCCCCCAGAAGCAGCTGTCCCTCAGTCCCATGGCCGGCATTGACATCGACATGGGCAGCCGCCTGCCCATCTTTGACGTAGTTGTCAGCGCGGTGAAGGCCTCTCCCTATTCCCGCATGGGTCAGAACGAACTGGCCATGCAGTTTTACGCCGCAGGCTTCTTTAGCCCCGCCAACGCCGACGCCGCTCTGGCCTGCCTTGACATGATGGACTTTGACCGGAAGGATTTTGTGGTCTCCAAAATCGCGGAGAACGCAAGCCTCCATAAGAACCTGAGCTATCTTGGCAAAACGGCGCTGGAGCTGGCAAAAGCCCTTGGAGATGAGGAGCTTACAGCAAGGCTTGAAGGGCAGTTTGGAGATCCTCAGCTGCCCGGCGGGAAAAAGCTGCCAAGACTGAAAAGCGCAGAGAGTGTCGTGACGCGAAGGGCAAGGCAGCAGGCCGCAGAGGGGGCAAGCCCCGCATGATAGAGGCGAAAATCTCAAAGGACGGCGGCTTTTTCACCATGGAGCTGGAGGGCCACGCAAACTTTGCCCCCACTGGGCAGGATCTGGTCTGCGCGGCGGTGTCGGCCCTGTGCCACGGCCTTTGCGACTATGTAAATCTTCTGGAGCTGCAGGGCCTTTGCCGGGAGAGCCCGGTGACGGAGCTGTCCCGGGGCAGATGCAAAATCGCTGTCAGGATAGAGCCCCAGGCCCGGGAGAGGACAGCCGGGGCCTTTGAGCTGGCCCGGATGATACTGACGCTTCTTGAAGAACACTACCCCAAACATATCAAAATATCCCACATGAAGGAGAAATAATCCATGACACATCAGCTTTTCCACAGCTTCGACATACAGCTTTTTGCCGGCAGCAAGGTCGATGAAAAGGGGATCACGGGCGTTAAAAAGACTCTCGACGCCGGAGAGCAGACTGCGGGCGTAATTGCTCCCGACGCCGGGGAGGACAGCATGGCACAGCGCGCCGAGAGATTCGAGGCGCTTATCCGGGGCGAGTACAAGGATCTGTACGATGCCCATGTGCAGCACATCGTAACAAAGCGTCTGAAGGGCAGCGAGGAGACAGTGAAAAAGTATAAGGCCCTTGCCCCGGCGCTGCAGCTTCTTGAAAAGAAGTACGGTGTGGCCCCCGGCGATGCGCAGGCTCTTTCCGATGCGCTGTGCAGGGAAGACTCAGAGAGGATACACAAAAGCGAGGCTCTGGCCCGCCGCCAGTACGCCAGATGGCTGCAGGAGGCAGGCAGGGTAAAGGAGAGCTACCCCGACTTTGACATCAGTCGGGAGCTGGGCGATGAGCGATTCTGCCAGCTTCTCAGAAGCGGGGTGCCCGTGGGCGATGCCTACGAGCTTGTCCATCACAAAGAGCTGATGGAGAGGGCCGCAGAGGAGATGGAGGAGGGGATCCGCCGCCGCATACTCTCCGGCAGCCAGCGCCCCAGAGAGGGCGGTATCTCCGCCCAGAGCGGTGCCACGATGAAAAACGATGTATCCCAGATGAGCAAAAAGACCCGACAGGATATCATCCGCCGGGTACAGCGGGGCGAGAAGATAAGCTTCTGAGCGCCGCTATCAACGAAAAAAAGGAGAAATGCACCCATGAATTTTGACATTCAGCTGTTCGCAGACAATGTTCAGACCACCATCAGCAGCGGCCTCAGCGCCGAGATGAAGACCTTCTACGACATGACCCTCATCGACGAGGCCACCGCCAATCTGGTCCACGACCAGTTCGGCCAGAAGCGCCCCATCCCCGCCAACGGCGGCAAGGTCATCGAGTTCAGAAAGTTTGCGCCTCTTGCCAAGGCTACCACTCCTCTCACCGAGGGCGTGACCCCCAACGGCAAGCAGCTTTCCGTCAGCACCGTCACCGCCACCGTGGCCCAGTACGGCGACTACATCACTCAGTCCGACCTGCTGGAGCTGACCGCCCTTGACAACACCATCCTTGAAAGCGCAAAGCTTCTGGGCCGTCAGGCCGGCGCCACCCTTGACACCGTGGTGAGAAACGTGCTCCACAGCGGCACCAACGTCATCTACGCCGAAAAGCAGACCGAGAACGGCACCGAGACCGTACTCAGCCGCAGTCAGCTGGATGGCAGCTGTGCCATTACCGTGGAGCTTATCCAGCGCGCCGCCGCAAAGCTTCGCGCCCAGAACGCCCCCACCATCAACGGCAAGTACGTGGGCATCGTCCACCCCTATGTGGCCTACGACCTGATGCGCGACCCTGAGTGGATCGACGCACACAAGTACGCCCAGCCCGATAACCTCTACGAGGGCGAGATCGGCGAGATCGCCGGTGTCCGCTTTGTGCAGACCACCGAGGCCAAGATCTACAACGGCGGCTCCGACGGCCTTGCGGTCTTCGGCACCCTGATCTTCGGCGACGGCGCCTACGGCGTCACCGAGGTGGCAGGCGGCGGCCTTGAGATCATCGTAAAGCAGCGCGGCTCCTCCGGCGCCGCCGATCCTCTGGATCAGCGCTCCAGCGTGGGCTGGAAGGCCATCAAGACCGCAGAGCTGCTCATTGAGAACTATCTGGTGAGAATCGAGTCCGTCTCTCCCCGCTTCTCCGCCAGCGCAATGGCCAACTGATTGAAAACATCTTGACTACCCCTCAGTCTCACCTTGCGGTGAGACAGCTCCCCTGACAAGGGGAGCCAAGGCTTGCGCTGCAATGTTTTGGGAGTCTTCCTGACAAGGGGAGCCAAGGCTTGCGCTGTAAGACTTTGTCGGAAAACCTTCAAAGGAGAGGCTGAGAGGAAAATATGAAAGGAGCTTACTATGGCTGAAAAGAAGAATACCGAAAAGACCGTTAAAATCAAGCTGCCCCGTGAGAGGGGCGATCAGGAGGACGTCTTCGTGGGCGTCAACGAGCGCACCTGGCTCATCAAGCGCGGCGTGGAGGTGGAAGTTCCCGAATGCGTGGCTGAGGTTCTCGTGAACCGCGAGAAAATGCTGGAGAGCATCATGGCCTTCCAGAACGAAAACGCCAAGTGATATGACCCTCAACGACGCCATATCCCGTCTGGACGAGCTGAAGCCCAACAGCTTTTCCAGAGGACAGAAAATATACTGGCTGTCGGCTCTGGACGGGGCGGTGAAAAAGGAGATAATCGACACCCATGAGGGCGGGGAGGGGATATGCTTTGCACCCTATGAGGAAAGAGCCGGGGAAAACCCGGAGCTTCTCATCCCTCCCCCCTACGACGAGGTGTATCTCAGATATCTGGAGGCACAGACAGACTACGCCAACGGCGAGTATGACCGTTTCAACAACTCCAACGCCATGTACGCCGCCGCCTACACCGCCTTCACCAGAGCCTATAACCGCAGCCACCTGCCCAAAGGCGGCAGCAAGAAATACTACTGAAAGGGGGCGATGGCCTCTGCTGTACCCAAAACTTGCAAAAAAGAAGGTCTACCGCAGCACCCTAAATAATTTCTACGGCTACGACAGGCGGCTTCGCCCGCCTGAGGGGGCTTTCAGCCACACCCACAACCTCTCTGCCGACGCATATCCCTTTTTGTCCAACCGGAAAAAGCGGGGCCATGTGCAAAGTCTCAAGGCCCCGGCAGGGATAGTCGCCAGAGATGCCCTTGCCATTGTGGAGGAAGGCACCCTCTACTACAACGGCCTTGCCACGCCCCTCTCCAACATGAGAGAGGGGGAAAAGCAGCTTGTCTCCATGGGCGCATATATCTGTGTTTTCCCCGACAAGCTCTACTATAACACCGCAGACCCGGCAGACTACGGCTCCATGGAGGCCGCCTTTCATTACGAAGGGCAGATAGAGTACAGCATGTGCGACAGCGAGGGGGAAGCGTATGAAAATGTCCTCTTCAGCGCCATGGCTCCGGAGGACCCGGAGGCCGGACAGCTCTGGGCCGACACGGTAAGCGGCACTCTCAACTCCTACAGCGCTGAGAGCGGCATGTGGATAAGCTATGAGACGGTCTACACAAAGCTGCGTTTTACTTCCGAAGGGCAGATTCCCAAGCTTTTCTCCCGCTATGACGGCGTGGAGATCAAAGGGGTAAGGTACGAAGACCTCTGCGGCAGCAAGATAGTCCATGCCATAGGGGGCTCTGCCCAAAAGGCGGAGCGGGACTGGATAGTTCTGGTGGGGACAGTGTCGGAAGACTATGTACAGGAGAACGCAGTCTTTGACATGAAACGTACCGTGCCGGACATGGACTATGTCTGCCAGTGCCAGAACCGCCTCTGGGGCTGCTTCTACGGCAACGACGGCAGCGGCAACCTGAACGAGGTCTACGCCTGCGCCCTTGGGGATTTCAAAAACTGGAACCAGTTCATGGGCCTCTCCACCGACTCATGGCGTGCCTCCGTAGGCTCCGACGGGGTCTGGACCGGTGCAGTAAGCTATCTGGGCAGCCCCATCTTCTTCAAGGAGGACACCCTGCACCGGGTGAATGTCTCTTCCGTAGGGGCCCATCAGCTGGGCGAGACCGTGTGCCGGGGCGTGCAGAAGGGCTGCAGCAAGAGCCTTGCCGTCATAGACGAGACCCTTTTCTACAAGGCCAGAGGCCAGGTCTGCGCCTATCAGGGCGGTTTTCCCCAGAGTGTCTCCGCGGCTCTGGGTGAGGAGTGCTATCACAGCGCCGTGGCCTGCGGCTTCGGCCATAAATACTATATCTCCATGTGTGACGGCAAAGGCAGATGGAGCCTTTTCGTCTACGACACGGAGAAGGGCCTGTGGATGCGGGAGGATGAGCTGAAGGCCGATTTCTTCGCCCCGGCGGAGGATGAGCTCTACTGCATAAGCGGCAGCGAGCTCTACGCCCTGCAGGGCACTGTGGGTGAGCTTGAGAAAAGGATAAGCTGGGAGGCGGAGACCGGCCTTCTCTCCTGCAGCGAGCCGGACAAAAAGTACGTAAACCGCCTGAGCATCCGCGCCGCCATGGAGGCGGGGACTGTGCTTGAGGTCTGTATAGAGTACGACTCTCTCGGGGCCTGGGACTTTGCGGGCCGGGTGCAGCTGAGCCACACCGGCACGGCTGTGCTGCCTCTGCGGCTTCGCCGCTGTGACCATTTCCGGCTGCGCCTTCGGGGCAGCGGGGATATAAAGATACTCTCCCTCAGCAGGGAAGAGTGCCGGGGCTGAGAGGGGGCTGGGATATGTACGAGCTTCCTCCCATTTTGAGCGGCAGCACCGAGCAGAAGCTCTCCGAGCTTCGCGCCTATCTTGTGCGCATGGCTCAGGAGCTGAACACTGCCCAGACCCAGCCTGCCGCCCAGACGAAGATAAGCGTGGACTCCAAGGGCAGGCGGGTATTTTCCACCGGCAGCGAAAACACAGCCGACATGGAGGCGGTGCGGAAAAACGCCGCCGCCCTCCGGCAGCTTATTTTGAAAACCGGAGAGCGGCTCAGCGGCGACATCGACGAGAGTCATCAGCAGGCTCTCCACTATGCCGACGGGCAGATAGACGCCCTCTCCCAGACCTATCTTGCAAAATCAGAGTTCGGCTCCTTCGCCGAGAACATAGAAAGCCAGATATCCACCACCGCCCGGGGCGTTGTGGAAAGCTACGGCCTTGAAAGCCGCATAGAGTCCACCGCCGCCGACCTTGAGCTTTTGCAGTACTACATCACCGACATGGACGGCCAGATACGCCGGGGCATCGTCCGGGACCCGGAGACCGGCGAGGACGTCACCGGCATCGCAATCTCCCAGAGCCTCCAGTTTACAGGCGCGGTGGTAAAAGGGGAGGACGGGGCCAACTACTACCGCCTCTCCTCCGGACAGACCTTCGGTCTCTACACCTCCACCGGCTGGCAGTTCTGGATAGACGGCAGCAAAAGAGGCTGGTATAACTCCGTGGACGGCATGCTCCACATCGCCAATGTGGCGGTGGAGGATAAGCTGCAGCTGGGCGGGGACTGGCAGCTGGCCAATGTCCGGGGTCTGGGCATCAGATATACAGGAGGCTGATAATGGCAGCTCTTTTCTTTCAAAACGGTGTGAGCATAGGCTCTGACGCCGGCTGGTGCGGTTACACCGGCAGCAATAACTACGTGGTGCGCTACCAGTTCTCCACCGGCAGCGCCGGTGCCGACAGCGTCTCCATCGCCCTCAGCGGCATCTATTACGGCAGCGGCGCAGGGACGCAGGGCTTCGGCTTCAAGGTCTCCTCCAGCTCCGTGGCCTATGCCAACGCAAGAAATCTGACACCGGATTCAAACTACGGCGTCATGAGCTATTCCGGAAGCGGCTACGGCTGCCAGCTCTCCGCCACGGGGCTTAATCTTGCGCCAAACAGCGTCTATTACCTCTTTGTTTTTGTGGCCACCGGCGGCACGGAGTACTACTCCGGCTGGAACTGCACAGCGCCCCAGATAAGCCTCTCCGGCAGCTATACCCCTCCCGCCGGGGCCATAAGCTCCATAAGCGGCAGCGTCAGTACAGGCTCTGCCCTCTCCCTCATTGTAAATAGCCCCTACCCTTACCACCGGGCCTTCTTCTCATACGGGGAGAAGGAGCTGGCCCAATCTGAGCTTTTCGGCAGCGCCCTTTCCCAGCTCTGCCCCAGAGAGTGGATGGCAGAGGACATAAGCGCCCAGAGCATGGAGATAAAGGTCCGGGTGCAGGGCTATAGGGACAGCAGCGGAAATACGGCGGCGGGGGAGAGCATGGAGGGAAGCTTTATCTTGAAGGCAGATCCTCAGATGCAGCCCACGCTGCCTGCCGCCGCCGTCAGCATCAGCGCCGTGAACGAGGGCGCAGCTGCTGATTTTACGGAGTTTATCTCCGGCATCAGCCGGGCTCTCGTCCGGATAGACCCCAGCCTTGCAGGCCTTGAAAACTGCGCCGGGGCGGAGATCGTGGGCTATTCCGTAAGCTACAGGGATGTACGCCTTCAGTCGGAAAGCCCGGAGATCGAGACCGGTCTCCTCAGCGGGGACTGCCTTATAAACTGCGCCGTCATCGACAGCCGGGGCAGAGAGGGCAGCGTAGGAATAAGCCTTGCCATGCTGCCCTATGTGCCGCCCTCCCTTACAAGCCTTGAGGCTGTCCGCTGCGACAGCGACGGCGGCGACAATGAGCTGGGCGAATACATAAAGCTTCGGGCCGTCAGTACCTTTACGGAGCTTTCCGGGAAAAACAGCTGCACCGTCACGGCGGCCATACAGCCCACCGGCGGCAGCTGGGGCGAGGAGACAGCGCTCTCCGGCTTTGAAAGCGGCGTATGGTCCCATCAGTGGGCAGCGCCTCAGCTTCTGGGCGGGACCCTGCAGGGGGACAGCTACAAGCTCTCCCTTGTGATATGCGACGCTCTCAACTGCGCCTCCCGCTACACCCTTGGCCTATATCACCAGCGCTGGGCCATGAAGTTCAACGAAAAAGGCACGGCGGTGGGCTTCGGCATGGAGCCTACCGTGGAAAAGGCACTGCAGCTGCCGGAGGAGTGGCGGCTCTACGCCGGGGCCATCGTCCTGTCAGAGAAGTCCTACGGCTATCTTGAACCGGAGGAAGCGGTGACAGAGCCGGTGGAAGGCATGCTCTACTTCCTTATAAGCGACTGAGGAGGCCGCCATGGGATATTTTTCAAGACTGCAAAAGCGCGCCAGAAATGAGGCGGGCTGGTCCGGCTATACATACACAGGCAGCTCTGCCGCCGGGGCTGACATCGTCAGCGAGGACACATGGTGCGTGGTCTACGGGGCCAACGTGATCTACGAGGGCAGCGGGGAGAAGCTTTCTTCCCTCACCGTGGCCACAAACTTCGTAAACCCTCTCAGCTCTGGAAACCCCTCGCAGGTAAGCTGCTATCTCTACACCTCAGACCCCACATCCGGCGGAAGCTTCGATGTTTCCTCCCCGCCTGCCGGGGCCATAGCCGTGGTGAGCGACAGCTTTGAGGCCCACACCGCAGGACTGTACCGGAGCTTTACATTCTCCGGCCTTGATATGCGGCCTTCGCAGGTCTTCTTCTGGTTCACATCCTCTGTAAGCCAGGAAAGCCACGGCAGCAACCGCATCTACCACTACGCCACCGGAAACTACATTGCCGCCCTCGACAGCGGCACCAGGACCCCGGCGCTTCTGGGCTCCTTCACCGGCTCCCCGGGCGGCGGCACAGAGGGCGGCGGAGGCAGCGGCAGCGGAACATACACCGTTGTGGCCTCCGGTTCCTACAGCAATATCTTCGCCCAGCGGGAGTTTACATACAGCCGCAAATGGCACAGCGCAAGCTACACCGCCCTCAGCTTCACCGGCGCAGGTGAGGCCCGCTTTATCTGCGAGCATAATGACGGCGGGGATTCTGCTCTGGAGCTTCGGGGCTATCTCACCATCGGCAACGGCTTTGACACCGTAAGGGGCGTGCCCACCGGCACCATCGTGGGCAGCGCCACAGGGCAGAACTGGTACCGCATCTTTGCCGATGTGGTCAGCGGCCAGACCTACTACCTCTGGACCGTCATAGACTCCTGCAGCACCGACACCGTGCCATTGCTTGTCACGGTGGTACCCGACGAGTGGAGCTACACCCTCTCCAACAAGGGCAGCAGCCTGAACCTTGCCCAGAGCAAAAGGACCTTCACCATGAGCATGAGCGCCTTCCAGACCGGCCGCATGACGCTGAGCTTTGGCTACAGCGCGTGGGTGGATATTGCCGTCAGTGCCGGCAGCGGCGCCTTTTCCGCCGTGGTCTTTCTCTCCGACCAGCAGGACATAGACAGCTCCACCGGCCTGCCCTTGAGCTACAGCGAGTCCTGGTCCACAGACTACGGGGGCAGCATGTTTGTGGAAAAGGGGAAGACATACTATTTCTTTGCCATCTACAACGGCGGCAGCGAGGCAGGCTCGGTCTCCTTCACCATCACACCCCCGGAGATCATCTGGACCCAGGGCGGCAGCAACAGCTACAGTCTGCTGAGTGCCGCGGCCTCGCCCTCCGTCTCCCTTGGGGCGAAAAAGTACCACTGCATCAAGGCAAGCTTTGCCCACTCCGGCATGCTGTGGCTCTATGCCACGGGGATAAACGCCGGGGAGGGCTCGGCTCAGATATATCTTTGCAGCAAGGACTGCTTTGATACCTACTACGGCTATCCCACGGAATATGTCAGCAGTCTCACGGCCTATGAGGCCATGGAGACGCCCCTGCCGGTGGTGGCCGGGACAAACTACTATATCTATGTGCGGAATTCCGACGAGAACGGCACACTGAAAATGAGCCTGAAGCTGACACCGCCCCCAGCCCCGGACCACTACAGCCTTGAGCTGGAGGCTTATTACCCGGTGCAGCAGTCCTTCACTCAGGAGCAGCAGATACGCTATTACGGATATATTTTCAGCACTCTTGAGTTCAGGGACGCGGGAGCCATGACAGTGAGCATGGAAAAATCAGCCTTCCACGGCGACAGGACCGTGCATCTCAGAGCTTATCTGTGCAGCGAGGAGGGCATGGACGAGCTGACGGGCAAGCCCACAGGCGAAGTTCTCGCCTCCTACACGGGAGGCGGGGAGAGCTTCTCCCTCTCTGCCACCGTGGAAAATGACCGGGAATACTACCTGTACACCGTCTGCGACGAGATTTATGGCGACTTTACCGCAGACCTTATTTTCTCCGTCACGGCCCCGCCTGCAAGATATTTCAGCATCACGGAGAGGACGGAGCAGTACGCCCTTGAGGGCGCTTACAATTATTCCGCCGCCCCCGGTGAGAGCGGGGTCTTGCTGATGGAACTGAGCTTTGCCCAGAGCGGCAGAGCCACCATTTCCGCAAGCCTCACAGGAGGCAGCGACTATCTCATGGCCTGGGCCGCCCTCAGCCCCTATCTGGACGGCTTCTCCGGAGCACCGGCAGAGGAAATAATAAAAAGCGCCTCCGGCAGCAGCACGGCGGCGGGGCTGGAACTGAGCTTCCCGGTGCAAAAGTACACAAGCTACTATGTCTTCATCCGAGGCAGGAGCGTATACGACGCGGCGGAGTTTGAAGTTGATGTTAAGGCCACTGCAACGGTGATGGGCATTTACCATCAGGGCGCCTTTCTCAAAGGGCGGCCCTATGTGTACACAAACGGCACATGGCAGCCGGCAGAGCCCCTCTGCCGGAAAAACGGCCAATGGCACAGGGGCAGCTGACATGATACAAGGAGGAACAACATTGGCACAGAACTATAAAAGCTATGAACTTGAAGAACTGGACAGCGTGAAAACCAAAAAGCCTGTCTACAAGGGCAGCTTTGAGGATGGACTTAAAGCCGCCTACGATAAGCTGGCATCCCGTCCGGCCTTCTCTTACGATATGAAAAATGACCCTCTCTACGCCCAGTATAAGGACAGCTTCGTCCGTCAGGGCAGGATGGCCATGAAAGATACTGTAGGTCAGGCCTCCGCCCTCACCGGCGGCTATGCCAACAGCTACGCCCAGTCTCTGGGTCAGCAGCAGTACGACGCTCATCTCACAAAGCTGGGCGACATCGTGCCTGAGCTCTATGAGCTGGCCTACAGCCGCTATCAGGCCCAGGGCGACGAACTCACAAGAGAATACGACATGCTCTCCGGTCTCCGTGATCGGGAGTACAAAAACTATGTGGATGAGCTGGAACGCTATGATGCGGCAGAGCAGCTCAGATATGAGCGGGAGCAGGACGAAAAGGCCTTTGCCGAAAAGCAGGCCGAACAGAGCTATAACCGCCGCCTCAACGAGGCTGCGACTCTGGCAAAATACGGCGACTTCAGCGGCTACGCCGATATCTACGGCGAGACTACCGCCCAGAGCATGAAGAAATACTGGATCGCCGCAAACCCCGACACCGCTTACAATCTGGGGCTTGTGGACGCGGCAGGCTACTTTGCCATGACCGGCAAGTATGCCCCCGGTCAGGCCCCTGCGGCAAGCCCATCTTCCGGCCGCTCCGGCAGCTACTATCCCTCCACCGCCCCCGACGGCAGAGACGCCAGCGTGGTGCAGAGGGAGCTTCGCAACATGGGCTACAACATCGCCGTGGACGGCGCCTGGGGTCCCAGAAGCCAGTCGGCATGGGACAAGGCCTACGGAGGCGGCACAAAAGCCGCCGGCGGCGGTATGGAGCTGGGCTATGACCCCAACTACCTTGTCCGGGTCTGATGAGAGGATGGGCCTATGGCTGAAAGCATTTTCTACATGACTCTGGACATTGACGACGGCTTCTCGCCGGCCAACATGAATCTCCGCCAGGGAGAGAGCGGCAGACAGCTTGCCCTCTCCCTGAGCCAGAGCGGCAAAGTTTTCCCCGTAGGGGCAGAGCACAGAGCCGCCCTTGCCGGCACAAGAGCCGACGGAGAAGTGTTTCTGACGGATTGCCGCATTGAAAGCTCCACGGTTTTCTGCACCCTTTCCACAATCCACACTGCCACGGCAGGTACGGTGAGGGCAGAGCTGAGACTTTATGGCCCGGAGGATGTGCTCATCGCCTCACCGGCCTTCAGCCTCACCGTGGCGGAGAGCGCCATGGAGGAAGGGGAGATAGTGGAAGGGGAGGCGGCGACAGCCCTGACCGCCATGATCTCCGAGGCGGATACGGCCATAAGGGCCATGACCGCCTCCACCCTCACCGCCGCCGAGGCGGCATACTCCGAGGACGGCGGCGAACCTGCCGTCTCGGCGGAGCTTCTGTCCAACGGCTCCGGCCAGACCCTCAGCCTTGAATTTGCAAACCTGAGAGGCGAAAGGGGTGAGGCGGGCCCCGCCGGACCCCAGGGAATACAGGGGCCTCCCGGCAGCGGCGTCAGTGAGGAGGACGCCATGGCGGCGCTTCTCGCGCTGGACATGCTTCCCGCAGTCACCGACAGCGGCGGGGCCGTGCTTACAGACCTCGGCGGCAATATTCCGCTGAGATATTAAGGAGGAATTCAAATGTCTGAAAATATCAATCTTATCCCCGCAGCTCAGCTTCCTCTCACCGAGGCGAAGGAAGTGGAGGTCCTCTGCGTGGACAATGGGGAGCTCAAGCGAAAGGCTGCCGCCAATCTTGGCGGTGGCGGCGGGTATGTCATTCATGCGCCAGCGGATTCAATACAAGTGGGCGAAGAGCCCGGAGATGATGGGTCTATGAATGCTTATATCTCCAATGTCAGCTACGATGAGTTTATCGATGTGCTGCTTGCCGGCGGGTCTTTGTGGCTTGATTTTACAGCCGTTTTCGCAGCAATGGGTATGACTGACACGATTTTGTACGGCTCGGCAGTCACTTGGACTTACGTGACCGGGATAGGAATCGTTGTGCGGGCAAGCATAGCCGCTCCCGCTGACACGGGTATGCAGGTTATGCCGCTCAACGTGTTCTTTACCAACGGCACATGGACCCCGGAGACGGAGGAATAAAGCATGAAGCTTATCCTACAGGCTGTAAGATCCCTGCTGGCCCGGCTTGAACTGCTTATCTCCGGCAACGCCGCCGCCATTGCAAAGCTGGGCGACAGGGCAGAGGACACCGCAGCAGAGCTCCAGGAATTGCAGACCACGGTTGAGGGCAATTCCGGAAACATCCGCGCCCTTCAGGGCAGCGTATACCACTCCAAATCCTTCAAGCTGGAAGCGGGCGGCGGAAACACCGAGGGCGAAGGCTGCATAGCCGCAGGCTACGGCTGTGCGGCGATAGGCGATGGCACGGCGGCCTTCGGCTACAACAGCGTGGCAAAAGGCTTGGGGCAGACCGCCATCGGCAAGTGCAACATGATCGACGATGACCACGAATACGCCTTCATCATCGGCAACGGTGCCGACATGAGGGTGGAAAGCCGGGCAAACATCCACACCGTCGATTGGGATGGCAACGCATGGTTTGCCGGTAATGTGGAATGCGGCAAGCTCATCATGACCACCGAAAGCGGCAAGCGTTTCACCCTCACCATGAAGGACGGCGGCACCATCGGCATCAAGGAGATAACGGAATGAGCGCACAGACGATTTATTTCAAGCTTGTCGAGGCCGGTATGTCCCCGGTTGGAGCCTGCGCCATGCTGGGCAACATGCAGGCCGAGTCTGGCATGAGAGCCAACAACGCTCAGGACGGCTACGGCTATACAGACGAGGGCTACACCGCCAAGGTGGACGCAGGGCAGCTCAACTTCATAGACTCCATCGGCTATGGCCTCTGCCAGTGGACCTACGGGCCGAGGAAGCTGAAGCTTCTGCAGTTTGCCCGCAGCCGGGGAGTCAGCGTTGGTGACGAGGATATGCAGGTGGACTTCTGCATACAGGAGTTGCGCTCCGAGTATCCGAAGCTGTGGCTTTACCTCTGTGATGCAACCGGAGTTTACGAGGCGGCGGAGAAGATATGCCTTGAATATGAGCGCCCCGCCGTCAACAATGTGAATACAAGAGCAGGCTATGCCAATGGGTTTTATATGAGCTTTGGCGGGGTGGAGCCCTCTCAGTCACCTACGGTGACAGCTGGAGGGGAATTGCCGCAAAGCGGCAAGGGAAGCCACCCTGGGGTGCCCCCAGAGGGGGAGCCAAGTGAGAATGAAACCTACTGGCCGCCCCGGATGCTGGCGCTGGGCATGTACGGCCCGGACGTTGTAGCCCTGCAAGGGCTTCTTATAGCCCACGGCTGCCCCGCCGGGGTCAGCGGCAGCTTCGACAGCGCCACCGCCGCCCAGCTCATTGCTTTTCAGGGGCGAAAAGGCCTTAAAAAAGACGGCATCGCGGGCAGAAAAAGCTGGGCCGCCCTAACAAAGGGGGTGTGAGCATGAGTGAAGCTCTGCTTGTGGCCCTGCTCAGCTTTGCCGGGACCCTTGTGGGGGCCTACGCCAGCAACCGCAAGGCCGCGGCCCTCACTGCCTACCGGCTGGAACAGCTGGA